GGGCTTAATATCATGATGGGCCTCATACCGCCGCACCGTGATACTTTATAATGATACTATGACAACTATTTGATAGTTAGGAACAAACCGATGTTTGAGAAAGCGTATCCGGCATAGATGATTGCCATGCTGACGTTGCGGTGAACAAAGAATTGTTCAGCCGCAACATAAGCGTAGATCAAGCCAGTCAGGATGACCAAGTGGCTACTCATAGATCAAACGCCATGATCCATATCGCCACCAATATAGCCATGAAGATCGGAGTAGCCGCTGCTTCATTCATTTGGGAGCCTCCGGCAAAGGCATCCAATGAGTTGCCCAATCAGAGATGTGCCAGCATGTCCAGTGACCTTCTTCGTGGGTTGGAAATGGCCACCAACCACTGACCCAAAAATATTCTTCCCCTTCTGGGTCGCGGCCATAGGTGAGGATTTCCCGACCATCCTTTGGCGCGGTCTCAATAGGGCGCCATGTGCCTCTGGGTTTACCAATCGGCCGAGCCTCTCCATAAGATTTGATCTTGAAACCATGGCAAGCCAGAACTTCTTCGATTTCTTCCAAGCACCATTTTCCGATGCGCGGAATGCGCAATAGATCAGCTCGCGTCAAAGCTACCAACTGGCCAACGGTTTCAATATTGTCAAAATGCAGCCCGTTATAGGCGCGCCTTGATAGTTCCAGTTTTTCAATCGGTGTATCCAGATCAATCATTTCTGCCCCCATTGTTGTTTGATCTGCACAAGCGTCATGCTTTCGGTGTCCAAGACAACGCGGCGACCATCGCGATAGATGGCAATCACTTGGCTTGTGACAAAATTAAATTGGAGATCAATCATTTCCTCGCCTCCATCATAGAATAATCATGTGATGTCCGGGAACGATTGCCCCAAACTTTACATCAGTTTTGCCAGCAAATGTTTTCTCGGCATTTGCATACGCCTGTCCAATATCTTCAGCTTCAGTTTGGAAAACAGATCGTGCGCGAACCTTTTTCCCATTGTCATCTTGCGCGTCATAATTGACCTGAATTGACCACTTTTTTGTCTGAACAGATGAAGTCATTTCCGCGCCTCCATCATGGCATCGGCAATCGCAAAAGCCTTGGATGCAATCTCTTTTGGGTCAAACTCTTTCGTATTGACACCAAACAGCGCCGCCATCGCGAACTGGTCGCGCAAGGATGGCTTCTCAACTACACGCAGAGAAAGGTCTTTGATGGCAGCATGGGCGGCTTCAAGAGCCTCTTCCATCATCTGTTCTTTGTTTGACACTGAGTGATGGACCGCTTGCGGCGTCATCATCTGTTCAAGAAGCTTGGCTTGCTTATCAATCAGATCACGCTGAGTTTTGGCGTTCATTTCGTTGGTCGCGATGACGTAATCGGCAACCGTTCTATATTCACTCATGTCATTTCCTTTTATTGGCTAGGCATATTCTTGACTTACTTACTGTATAGTATAATCTACACACAAACGCAAGGGGTGTCTGCTATGAAAATTGATCCTTTGGTAAAACGAGCAATGACTGGGATCCCAGTCCCATATGAAGTTGTTAAGAAAACGGATCACTACTTCCTATTGGTTCCAGGCTATGAGCGCATATGTATTGGGGGAAACCATGATAAACATCGGTCTCGTCTAACAAAATCAACCGTCCAAAATATCGGGCGACTTATTGAGAAACTGAAAGAACAACCGCATGAATAAGCTAGTCATTGACGGCAGAGAGATCAGTATTGACGAGCAACTGCGAGACCTTGATCGCGTAGACTCTGAAGATGATCTCTACACGTTCTTGAAGTTTGCTTGGAAATACATTGACTCTTCTGACTTTACAGACGGTTGGCCTATCCAAGCGGTTGCCGATCACTTGCAAGCGGTCACTGACGGCGACATCAAACGCCTCATCATCAACATCCCGCCCCGTTGCGCCAAGTCATCGCTGACTTCAGTAGCCTTTCCAGCGTGGACATGGGCGCAGCCATGGAACAACCACACATCCGGCCCAGGCGTTCAGTTCCTTCATGCCTCATACGCCCAGCAGCTTTCTCTCCGCGACAGCGTGAAGTGCCGCCGACTGATCGAATCACCATGGTATCAGCAGCTTTGGGGTGACAGATTTCGTCTGACAGGCGACCAGAACACCAAGACGAGGTTCGATAATGACAAAGGCGGGTCCCGTCTCTCCACATCCGTTGGCTCGGCCCTCACAGGTGAAGGCGGTAGTATCATCGTGGTTGACGACCCGAACGCTGCACAGGAAGCTTTCTCGGAAGCAACCATCCATTCAACCATCGAATGGTGGGACTCGGCCCTCTCAACCCGTCTCAACGACCCTAAACAGGGCGCTTATGTGGTCATCCAACAGCGCCTTTCTGAAGAAGACCTTACTGGCCACATCCTTTCAAAGGATGTCGGGGAGTGGACCCACCTTTGTCTGCCGATGCGCTACGAGTGGCAGAGACATTCTTATTCTTCAATTGGCTGGCACGACCCGCGCGGCCTTGACGCGGAGGGAGACCCGCTCATTGAGGTCAATGAAGACGGCGAACGCATCGCCGTATCGCCCGAAGCCGAGATAGAACTGGAGAAAAGGGAGGGAATGCTCCTCTGGCCAGAGCGTTTTGGCGACCGCGAAGTCGGTATTCTGGAAAGGCAGCTTGGCCCATGGGCTGCTGCTGGACAATTACAGCAAAGACCAGAGCCAAAAGGCGGCGGTATCATTAAATCCGAGTGGTGGCAGCCCTGGACGAACTCCGTTTATCCAAATATGGACTTTATTATCGCCTGCGTGGACACCGCTTACACGGCAAAAACCGAAAATGACCCGTCAGCTATGACTGTTTGGGGTGTTTTTAGCCAAGATACGTCCGTGCAGGCGCCAAATCAGGTATTAAATCGCGGAAATAAGCTCATTGAGTATTCGCGCAGCTATGTGGAGACAAATCCACGGGCAATGTTGATGTATGCTTGGCAAGGCCGCTTTGAATTGCATGAATTGGTGAATAAAATCTCCCATACATGCCGCGAATTTCAAGTGGACACGGTTTTAATTGAAAATAAAGCCGCCGGTCACTCTGTAGCGCAAGAAATCAAGCGCCTTTACGGCTTTGAGAAATTTAATTTGCAAATGTATGACCCGAAATCGCAGGATAAATTGTCCCGGCTTTATTCTGTACAGCATCTTTTTGCTGAAGGGCTGGTTTATGCCCCTAATTATCAGTGGGCCAACATGGTTATTGACCAAGTGGGTCAGTTTCCGAAAGGCAAACACGATGACTTGGTGGATACCGTGTCTATGGCCATGCGCCATCTGCGCGATACAGGCGTAATCCTGCGTCCGGCAGAGTGGCAAGCAGAGCTGGAAGACAAATTCAGCTTCAAGGGCAATAATAACACGGCGCCCCTTTACCCTGCGTAGCCATTTTCCAATTAGGATAAATTTCTGGTATGCTTACCTTAACCGCTGTGGATCCGTGGCGGGAAGGGATAGCCGTTCGGTACCGGTTAGACAGGGGGCCTCCACAACCGCCAAACGGACATTCATTTGTGAGGATTTATGGCACAGGTATTGGCTAACGCCGTTGTTGACATCATTAAGCCAGCTACGCCGCTGGCTCTTGGCAGCTTCAAGGTGGAAGTGTGGGGTGTTGCGCCCTACGATTATGTTCGTCACTATGAAATCCAAGCCAGAAACGATACACTAGCCGCACAAGAGGGCATCCGCCGTTTCGTTGACGAGATGGATAAACTGCCCGTTGAAGGAAATTGACCATGCCGATGACGCCTGGATTGGGGTTGAACATTCGTGAACCTGGCCTTGAACAAGAGCCAGCCGACGAGAATGGCGTCATTGTTGAGATCATTGAAGATGGCTCTGACAAGCCAAAGTTTGATGATGATGGAAAAATCCTTGAGATCAAACACGCCGATGGCTCGCTTACGATTTCCCTTGATGGCAAATCCCTTGGCGAGGAAAAAGAGCGCGACACCGAAAGCTGGTTCCGCAACCTTGTCGAAGAAATTGACGATGGTGAACTGAACACGATTGTCACTTCACTCCTCAAAGGCATCAATGATGACATTGATAGCCGCAAAGATTGGATTGAAGATCGCGCACAGGGCATCAAGCTTCTCGGTCTGAAGATTGAAATCCCCGGCCTCCAAGGCGCTACAGACGGAGCACCCGTTGAGGGCATGTCGAAGGTTCGTCACCCGCTTCTTCTCGAAGCGGTTTTGCGTTTTCAAGCCAACGCTCGCTCCGAACTCCTTCCCACAGATGGCCCGGTGAAGGTGCGCAATGACAGCACCCGCGCCACATTGGAGCAGGATCAGCGCGGCACTGCGCTGGAAACCGACTTCAATCACTACCTGACATCGGTTGCGACTGAGTATTACCCAGACACCGACCGCATGTTGCTGATGCTTGGCTTTGGCGGCACAAGCTTCAAGAAGGTCTATACTTGCCCGCTGCGCAATCGCCCTGTAAGCGAAAGCGTTGATGCCAATGATCTGATCGTCAATAGCTCGGCAACAGACCTTCGCAACGCAAAGCGCATTACGCATCGTTCGTATATGCGCCAATCAACTATTAAGCGTCTGCAAATTCTCGGTGCTTACCGCGATGTGGATTTGTCAACGCC